TGGCGGTGGTGTCCATCGCGTTGTATACCGCGACATCGGTGGAGGTCACCGGGATGGCGTTCAATGGTTGGTTGAACTCCCCACGGAGCTTCCGCACCTGGGAGGCGGCGGCGTCGATCTCGTCGGCCTTGGTCATGGTGACCTGGGCCTCGTCAACCAACCGCCGGAAGGTGTCCATCTCGCCCTGATCCATAGCCACCTGGGCCTGGTCAAGCAGAGCGCCGGCTTGGCTTCTCAGTTCTTTTGTATCCAATTCAGTGTCTCCTTATCTGTTTGTTTGCAATTCAAGGCGCATCCGGGCGAGGCGTAACCGATGGCTCGCCGTGTCCGAGGCGGTCATGGTGACCGTGTCAGAGGCGGCGCCAACTGGATCGTCCGACATGGACTCGCCGGTGGCTGGTTCAAACAAGATGCCGTCGTGGGCGCGGCAGAATGACCGGGCCTCGGTCTCTGACCAATCCTCGACTGGCATCCGGTAAGACGTTAGTGACCACTCCCCGGACTCCGCATGGCGTCCGAAAAGTATCTCCAGAGACTTGCCGTCAAAGTCCCCGTCCTCGATGGTCTCGGAGGATGTCCGGAAGCGGTCGAAGGCGTCCGGCTCCAGGATGCGGCAAGCGTGGTAATTGGGATAAGGTTTGACCTCCGGGTCCGGGGCCGCGTACCGGCTCCCCTCCGCGGCGGTCTCATATGCCGAATGGGTCCGGCAGGGCATCCAGACGGACTCCCCGTCCACCTCCATCCGGTGGGCGCCGGAGCATCCCAATGCGTCGGCCCTGGCCTCGGCCTCCTCCCTGGTGGAGTAGGTGTCCGGGGCTTTGACGGTCGCCGACTTGGCCGCGATGGTTGACGTTGAAGGCGAGGCGCCGCGGATGACTGCTGACACCTCGACCCAGTCCAGGTCAAGGATGCGCCGGGTAGTCTCTTTACCGGCCCGGTCATAGACGACCGCGTCACCGGCAGGGAGGTTGAAGCCCACCGACCACTCCCGGATGTACTCACCGGCGATATTGCTATAGGCTTCCTGACCGGCCTGAGTCTCCATATTGAGTTGCATCCGGGTATATAGGCGATGCTCGTCCGCGGCGCCGGTCGGCTCGGACTGGGCGAATAACACCTTGCCCACCAGTTTGCTCTGGTCGTGTCCGGCCAATACCGGGATGGGTAGGTTCGACTTGATGGAGGCGTTGAATGCTGCCGGGTCGATGATGTCCCCGTCCGCGTCCCGGATTCCCATCGTGTTGACGTAGGCTTCCACGATGCCCATGCGCTCATCGAGGACTTTGGCGTCCGAGATGTAAAACTTGTTGATCATACGGTCTCCTCCGGCTTGTAATTCCGGGGCATCGGTTGCCAGTTCAGCGTCCCGTTGGGATGGTCATCGATGTTCGCGGCGTCCTCCACGGTGTATATCTGGTTATGACGCTCGGCGCATGTCCGCCCGTATGGGTCGCCCGGGTCGATGTAGTTGTCGTCCGGGTCGCCGTCTATATCGTCGGCGCGGACGTAGCTAAAGCCCTGTTCTTTGAAGAAGCCCACCGAGGTCAGATTTTGCGTCCTCATTACTTCGGTCCGGGCGATGAGACGGGCGCGGTTCTCCGTCTCGGTCAGGATGGACCGGAGACCAGGGAATGGAGGGTCGGCGGTCGGGACGCCTCGCGCCAGTTGTGCGATGGAGTAGCCATTCTCCAGGGCGATGGTCACGCCCCGCTGGATGGCCCGGTTGGTCGTCCGGTGGATTATCGCCGCCCTGGCCGGCGCCTGGACGAGGACTGACTGCACGAAGGGCAGTTGTTCCGACCACTCAAGAGTTCCGGCGAGGCCGGTCGCGTTGATTTGGGCGACCGTTTTCTCGCTCATCCGGAGCATGGCTTGCTCGATGATGGCCTGGAGGTCGGGTATCCCGTCCGGCAAGTCCAACATGGAGGAATCAAAGCCCGGCGGGAAGTCCTTGGAGTCGGAGCTGGTCCGCTCCATCCACCGTCCCAGGATGCCGTCCACCCGGTTGCGGAGTCCGCGGAAGTGCCGCTGGACTTTCTTCGCCATCTGGTCGGTCTCCTCCTCCCGGTCCTCCAGGAGTTGGCGGCGTAATATACCGGCCCGTCTTGCCACCCGCGGCGCTTTCAATTCCGGGACGGCGTCCCATTCCTTGAGCGTTCCGATAGGTAATGACTCCTCGACCGGAGCGGCGCCAACCGCCACCGGGGCCGGTGTTCCTTCGGCCACTTCAAAGATGGCCGCGGGGATGCGCCGGATCGCGCCGTCGGTGACGGCCTGGAGGCCGAGTTGTTCCCTGGCCTCGTTCAAGGTCAGGATGCCGCCGGCGAATAAGCCGGTGACTCTGGAGGTCATCGCCTCGCGGTCGTCAAGGCCGGAGCGCATCTCGGCCCAGTCCACGGTCAAGGTCTCGTTGCCGGGGTAATCGTCAAACAGATTGCGGTTCAGATGCCGGAGGATGCGGGAGACCATCGGCTCCAGGGTCTCGGAGTGAAAGGCCATCCGGGCCTCGCGGTAATTGGAATAAGTCGAGCGTTGGAGTCCCACGTTGGCCCCGACCAGGATGGCCGGGACACCGAAGACCGCGCAGATGCGGGACTCGGTCAGGTCGTGGAGTTCCGTCAACGCCATGTCCTTCGGAGCGTTCGCCATCGGCTGATACTCGGCGTCCTCGTCCAGGATGGCGATGCGGTGAAAGTTGTTCCGTCCGCCAAACTGGGAGCGCCAACGGGACCGGATGACCGACGCTTCCTCCTGGGTGTTGAGGCGCCGCTTGAGTTTGAGGAGACCGGACGGGACTCCGGCGTTCTGGAAATACGTCTTGGCGAAGTCCGTCATGTTCAGATCGAGGTTGACGTTACGGGCCAGGACTTGGAGGGGAGACAATCCATACAAGTCGCCGCCGGGATTCGGGAGGGCGAGGTGGCAGATGTCCTCTCTGGGGATGGGATAATCTTTCCCGCCGACCGTGTAGATATAACCCTCGGCGCCGTGGTCTCCACCGATGATCCGGACCCGGTCGGGCCGGAGATGGTAGAGCGCGGACACCTTGCCGCTCCGGTTGCGTTCTTTGAGGGTGTAGGTATTCCCGGCGACCTGCAGAAAGGTCACAAGAGTCTCGACAAAACTGTACCAATCGGAGGTCGGGTTGGGCTTGGAGGTCAGGTCGTAAAGAAGACCGGAGGTTATCTCGACGGAGCCGCCACCTTGGGCGGGCGCCTGGACATAATATCTTGGACTGGCCGCTGAGACCGCAAGCTCTCTGATGCAAGCGTGGACGATCTCGGACTTGGCGTAACCCTCGGTCGCGAATGATTCGAAGCTGGCGTCCGGGTAGGTCGCCTGTCCAACGTCGTAATTGAGCGGGACGGCGACCGCTACGTCGCCCGGTTCTTGCTTGCGTAGGAAGTCCCAGAACGGCAAAAGTGACCTCCACCGGCTTCGGGCTTTCGCCTCGGACACTTGCCGGATGAGGTCACTAGTGGTAAATCTAGCACATGGGTTCTGATGCCGTCAACCATCTGGGATGGTAGGGCTTCACCCGCTTGCCGGTCCCGGTGCAATACATCAGGCCGTCCTCGTATCGGTAACTCAACTGCCGCCCGTCCCGGACGATGGTATAAGTCACACCGGGAGTGGCGATCGCGTTACGCCTTGCCCACCGCCGGCCAGATTCCCAGTCCTTGGTCTTGACCTTTAACGCCATTAGTCCGCCTCGTTCCGGGTCTTACATCGGGCGCAGATGATGACCGTCCCCCGCTCGGCCTTCTCGGCCAGGAGCTTCCCGCAAAGGTTGCACCGGAGTTCCTTGGTCAATCGTCCTCTTGCTCCTTGATGAACTGGGAGCATAAGGCCAGGAGGGCGGACGCTATCGCCAGCATCGCCAGGTTGGCCGATTTATCCTCGCGGGTATTTATGGTGTTGGATTTCCATTCCCTGGCATTTTGCTCGGCCTTGACCAGCCAATCCCGCCCTTCGGAGAAGTAGTCCTCCGGAGTTTTCATCACCATACTCCCACGCCCGGACCCGTAGCCGCCCAGCACATAGCCAGAGCGTCCGCGTCGTCGGGGCTTCCGCCCGTTGACCGTTTTTTGAAATCGTCCTTGGATTCCAGCTTGATGCGCCGGTCTCCCTGGACGGTGTACCGCCGCGCCGATAGCTGGGCGATGACGGACGGGTTGTCATCGATGTCTATCATGCCGTCCCGGAAGGCTTGACCCAACTCCAGCCATGCCTCGGCGATGGCGTTGACGTATCGGTCAGACCTCCGCGCCTTCTCCCCGCCGTTGAACGGGACGATCCTAACTCGTCCCCCAGCCACCCCTTCCTCGTTCAGCCGGTCGGTTACGCCACCACCGACGCCGGTGTCGTCCACGATTATCTGGCCCACCTCCGGGTCATCCTCGGCCATCATCTTGAGATGTCCGGCGACCTGTTGGGTGTCCCGGCCTTGGGACTTCCAGGCCAGCCGGCAGACGTTCCCCTGCCTCCTGTAGACCACGGTCTTGTCCGCGCCGAATCTGGCAACGTCACAAGCCAGCGTGGCTTCGCCCTCCGGCTCCAGTTGCCGCTCGACCGCCTCCATCAGGAGAGACCGCGGGACGATGGCGTCCTCCAGGTTGTCCGGGAACCGGCCCAGGACGGAGGCGATATACAGGGCCGACTCCTCTCCCCATTCCCGGCGCCGTTCCTCGATCTGCTCGGCGGTCACCATGCCGGGGATGACCTCCCGTCCCATCTGGATGTTGGGCGTGTCGGCGGCTGATATCGATATGGTGTGGTAAAGGTCGGCGCCGCCGTGGAAGGCATCGTAGAACTCGCCGGAGCTGGCGAAGGCGTTCCCGGTCAGGAGCATCCGGGCCGGGTTTAATCTCTTGACGGCGTCGATGTGGGACTGCTCGATATTGTGGGCCTCGGTCAGGATGACCAGGAGGTTCGGGCTATGAAAGCCCTGGATGTTGTATTCGTTATCGGTGGCGAAGCCGACCGCGTAGTGGCGGTCGTCCAACTCCCACCGGGCCGTCCGGTACATCTGACCGCCCAGTGGCGCCCTCGCCGTGAGGTATGCCGACCGGGCTTCCTTCCACACGATGTCGGAGACCTGGCGATGAGTCGGGCCGAGGACGACACAAATGGCGGGATAACGGGTCGCCATCCACCAGAGCATCACCCGCGCCGATTGCCAATCCTTCCCGGTCCCATTGGCGCCGACGACCGCGACCCGGTTATGGTCCCTGACCGCCCTCGCCATCTGGAGTTGCTTGTCGTAAACGCTGGAGCAACCGAGGACCGCGTCCCAGAACCAGGCCGGGTCAGTCCTGGAGTGGTCAACCAAGAATTGCTTCTCGGCCTGGGTTAGCGTTGTCACGTTTGATAGACCGCGATATGGACGGCCAAACGTGGTTTGGATTTAAGGCCGGTCACTCGTGTGCTGTGGTTACATTCGGGACACCGTGTCCACCGGGACTTCCGGCCATCCAGGGAGGTCTGGACTTCAATCGCCCCGGTGACAGGAAAGCCGCCATTGGCGCACAATATCCTTAGTCGCCCCCGCTTGTCGTAGCTCTCGACCGTCCGCCCTTTCTTAGTTTTCCACGGCCAGATCAGTCCCAGCATTCGCGACCTCACGTTCTCCCTCCACTATCTGGCCGGCGCCGTCCATCGCTTCCCGGAGGAGGTCCGCGAAGGTGACGCCGCCAACCATGACGTTCTGTTGTTGGAGTTGGATCAAAGGCTTCTCCGGTATCAGTCCGCCGATGGTGTCCAGGCGCCGGAGAATGTCCAATACCATCTGGGTCGCCTTGGCCGCTCTCTCATCATCGGGGCCGGTAGCCTGACTCCACCACCGGAGGAGGAGCCGTTCATACCTTGACCGCTGGAGGTTGTACTCTTGCTGGACGGCTTCCTTGTCGTCCCGGCGTACCTCGGACAGCCGGCGGTGGATGTCGTTGTGGACCTGGGTCTTGGACACGCCGACCTGTTCCGCGATGGCGGTCTCGGTCGCCCCGGCCATCTTCATCTGGAGGACTTGGGAGCGTCGATTCTCCGCCGCCAGGTTCTTGCCGTTATTCAAAGCCACGACTCAGTCACTCCAGCAATCGGGCCATACGGTCCCGTAATGGGAATAAGTTCTGGAGCGTCCGGGTCGGTGCTGCCCCGCCCTCTCCGGCATGGATAGCCGGTGGTTCGCTGGAATCCTTCGGACGCTTGGGATATGGTTTGGAAAGGGAAGCTATCTGCTCTTTCATGGAGTCATCAAGTGGGTACAGATAACGGTATTTCCCTTCCAACGGAATCGCTATACAGTCCCTGACCTTCGGGACATGGGTCATAACTCCAAACTGCCGAGCATATCCCGATGCAGTCACTTGCCTATCTCGATACCGCCGACCATCTGCGCTAATATAATCATTCTTGCTTGAGGTCTTTCCACAATACATCCAGCCCGCACCTTGATAAATGCCCCCATGATGCCCCTCGTTGGTGTCCGCAAAGGATACAATAAGCCGAAGCCCGGATTCCTTTCTTCGTAACATCGCAACAGCAATAGTCAGGATACGTGACACTGGGACTATATGAGCAGTTATAGCGACCCTAGTTAACTCTGCAACTTCCGTTTGCTGCAACCCATAAGCCGCCCCCAGATGCGGACTAGCCCCACGGGCAAAAACTACGCATCCAATAAATTGGTCACACTCCCACACCCCAATTCTAATTGTTGGCGGCATCGGCATGCTCTTGGAATAGTGCCAATGTTCCACCGCATACTTGGCAGCAGCGTGGGAACACCAATCGAGTTTAAGGTCTGCCTTGTTCACAGCGCAAACTCATGTCCACACTCTGGGCATTCAATCGGTTTCTTTTCATCCAACCGCCCTTGGTCATCAATACTGCCGGGTTCAAAGTCCGGCATAACGTCCCGTTCCCCGTTAGCCAATGCCTCCAGCATATCGTTGACCGCTTGGGACTCGAACTGGGTGTCGCGTAGTAGGTGGAGGAGTTGGTCCTGGTCGGCGTGGGCCATCATCGCCAGCGGGTCGTAAGTGAGGAGCATCTTGTCCGCTTCCTCCTCGGTTACGTCCACGATCAACACCGGGACGACTTGGTCGCCCATGACCTCTTGTCGGAGGTGGCCGTCGATAAGCTCCAGGCCGTCGTCGGTCTCCCTGGCGATGACCGCGTCCGCGAAGCCGATGTCCTCCAGGACTCCCCGGAGGGCGGCTTCCTGGGACGGTGGATGTCGGCGCCAGTTCTTGGGGTTGGCCCGGAGTTCGGACGCCGGTACGCGGCGGAGTTCCTTGACGCGGTCTTTCATCGTCATATCAATTTCATACCCGGACGCCTGACCAGATGTCGGATGGGCGACACCCAATAAGCCAAGCGCCCGGATCATTCCACCCTGTGACCGGTGAATGTCCACCCGTGGGTGGCGCCGTTATTCTACCACACCGCATATCGTGGACGGTCAGAACTACTGCCGGTGGTAGTAAAACGCCGCTATGGGCTTCTCTGAAGCGTCCAGGGCATATCCGCGGGAGGGTCAGACCTGGTCGATGGTATGCGCCCGACCTATCTTGAAGACCCGCTTGGACTTCTCCCGGACGCAGTCCTGGCACTTGCGGCGGGTCCCCTTGTCCAGGGGCCGGGTGGTGGTCCATCGTTGGAGGTGGCAGACGGGGCACTCGGCCCAGATGTACAGCCGTCCGCCCACCATCCCCAGGTCTCGCGCTCGGCAGATGTCACCGATGTCAGGCATGATTGACCCCTCGTCGTTCTTTGGTCGATTGTGATCGGGACCATGTACGTTTCCTGCAGGCCTCGTCGTGGTACTTTTGGCGTCCATGTGTAGGAGGAAAGTGTTCCCCGCATCCGACGCACTTCAATTTACCTTCCCGCTCCTCCCACAATGTCAGGAGACGCCGTAGGCATTCCAGGTTGCAGAATCGTAGTCTCTGATACCCGGCCCGACTATTGTCGATGGTAACCACGATGCGGTCCTCCCTTCGGCTTCGGCGCCGGCAGTATCCACATTCCCAACTTTTAGGAACCGATCCATTCAACCCTTGTAACCACGGCAACGGCATCATTCCCCTCCCAATACCCGCTCGATCTCCCCGTCCAGGCCGTCCGGTCTCCAGAGGAAATATTCCACGCCGGGGCATTCCGAGAGGACTTGTCCCCATTCGTCTTGTCCTGGGAGCCAGCGGTTGCCGGACTTGTTCCACCGGCCCTTGGTCAATCGGCCCTTTACCGTCTTGAGTTCCGCGAAGATAACCCGGTGCTGGGTTGGATGCACCATCCGGAGGTCTGGCTCCCCCGGCTCGGACTTCCGGGCGTCATAGGTGAATCCCACGATCCAGCCATAAGTCCGGGCCAGGGCGATGACGGTCGCCTGGAAGTCCTTCTCGGTGATGAGTTGCATCAGATATCCATAGAAAATGGCACATCCTCAACCCGCTCGATATGGAGTAGATTCTTTTGTGCCTGTCTAAAATAACTCGGCTTTAGTTCTACTCCGATGCCAAGACGCCCCAGTTGGACCGCTTCGTAAACTTCGGACCCGACTCCCATAAACGGCGTGAAGACCTTCTCACCTGGGTTTGACCAAAGCGTAACGCACCGATTGATTACGTCTAATTGCAGGGGATGTATATGCTTTTCGTCCTGTTGGTCTCTTGCTTCGCGATAGGGCAGCACCCGGTCAAGACGTATGTCATCCCAGAACGCCGAGGCGTACTGCCGCCATATCCAATGAGAATATCGGTTCTCTATTTGGTTTCCCTCCATCCCTCTCAGATGGTGCAATTCGGCGGGTACTTGTCTCTCACCAACGTATTCAGTCAATCCCACCGGGTGAACGATCGGGACCGGATTCTCTCCATGCCGCCGAAATACCAGGAGGTAATCTGCTGAGGCCACGCTGCACCGGGACGAATCCTCAATCAAACTCCGATGAGCCAAGTTTTTAGCCATTGTCCGATTACGAACGGTCAGCGGTTCCTTCCAAACGTGGTAACGAGCGATGTACTCAAATCCGATGTCTTTGTGCAGTCGGATAATATCGCCAGGAAAGTCCTTCAGAACGTCAACTCCGGTATTACCCGATGGGACGTCCATGCAATGCACCGCGGTCATTCGCCCCGGCATAGTTAGGCGGAATAATTCCTGCACCACAAATCGGTAATGCTCAAAAAATTCCTCATAATTACGGCAGTTCGATAGATCATTTTCAGAGGACGAATAGTGATAGAGTCCGGCAAAGGGAGGCGAATATACTGATAGGTGGATGGACTCACTAGGCAAGGTGGGCATCACCTCGCAACAGTCACCCAGATAAATAGCATATTGGTCTGTGATCTCTTGATTCATTACAACCATGACGGGATTGACACCTCCTCCTCATACTCTTGGCTACGCTTGACCGATAATGCGTCATTCATATACTGAACTAAATCTGAGAACATCTTGTCGGCAGCCTTGGATTTCCGGGCCAAGTTTTCTACGATACGTTCGTCCGCGTCAGTACTAACGAGGTTGACCATCACCGGACTTTCCTGGCCGAATCGCCAGCATCGGCGGATCGCTTGATAATATTGCTCATAAGAATGTGATGGGAAGTAGGTCATATGGGCGCAATGTTGCCAGTTCAACCCAAAGGCTCCGATCTTGGGCTTGGTGATCAAGACCCGGATATTACCCTCTTGAAAGTCTCGGAATTTGGATTCCTTCACATCGTCCGAGTCAGACCCAGCCACTTGAACCGAACCCGGCACCATCGCCTTTAACGTATTCCCCTCGTCGTTCAAATGGCACCACATAACGGCGGGACGGGTTGTCTCGTTCACGCTTGACGCAGCGGCTTCGCACCGCTCATTTATAGTCCTTCGCCGCGCTTCCCGCTCGTCTTGTAATCCCACCGCTGCAACATCAAATAACATACCCTGTTTGACCGTTTTGGCCGCTACCACCGTTTCCTGAATATCCAAAGGCGGCAATTCAAAACCCTGGTCATCGAAGCCTAAATCAGATGGTCGGCGGATTGCCCTTGCCCAGGAACTTACCCACCTCCAAAAGGATTGCTCGGCGTGGTGCTTGAATCGCCATCCTCCACCATCCCAGAATCGGTTGGGGGCCGTCGTGTTTTGGTCATTTATGAAAAACTGGTTGAGCATATCAACGTAACCTAATTCCCCCAGCGCCTCAGAACTCGTCCCAAGTTCTATGTAGTCGTTCGGAGCGGCGGTGGCCGTACAAAGCAATCGATACGGCACCTTACGCATGAAGTCGGTAATTAGCGCTTTACGCTGACCGTCAAAGGATTTTAAGATGCTGGATTCATCGCAGACGACTCCGTCAAAATCGGAGGGCGAGAAGTGATGCAACCGCTCATAATTCGTGACGGTTATCCCACATCCATGACTGCCATCTATAGATCGGGATACTTCGATGCCAAACTTCTCACCCTCAGATATTGTCTGATGCGATACGGCCAGCGGAGTTATCACCAATACCGGCTTATTGGTTTCCCGGATTATGTTTTCTGCCCATACCAACTGCATTGGCGTCTTCCCCAGTCCGCAATCTGCGAATATACCGGACCGGCCCTTTTTAAGAGACCATTCCAGCAAGGCTTTCTGGAAGTCAAACAAGAAGTCTGGGAGATACGACCCCGCGAATCCGTGTAGTATCCCCGCCTGCCGTTTTGTATCTAAAAACCGTTTGTACTCAATCGTATCTTCTGCAATCATTCCAGGCATATACTCCTTCATGCCAGGATCAGGTCCGCCGGTATCCGGGCGATCTCGGACTCGTCCAACTTGAGGGCTTTCGCCAACGCCGACCTTATCTTGTCCCGGAGCGGTTGGGTCACCGGGCCGTCCAGCGGCAGAGGGCCGACCAACTCGACCAGGTGACAATGCCAGCGTTGTCCCGTCCGGGCGCCGTAGACCCGCCAGGTGAAGCCGTTCACCTCCACCTGGACGCGGGTCGTCTTTTGGTCATGACCGGGCATCAGCGGCAGACCTCGTCGGGTCGGGCGCCCCGGACGAAGCCGTGGCGGTTCTCCAGGAGGAGTCCGCCATCCTGGAATACCCGGAGGACTCTCGTCGCGGCCCCATGCCAGCACCCGCCAAGTTCGGGCGCGGTGATGGCTGGGGCTTGGAGGCCCGATTCCTTGTCTGGATTGCAGACGCACCGGATGCCATCGGCGCCGCTCGGGAAGGGCTTCAAGTGGACATTTTGTCCAACCTCGTAGTCTGGGATTATCATGGTTTACCTCCTCAGAATCCCGGCATCCGGGGACGGTCCTCCAGGTCGGCCTCGATGTCCGGCGGTGCCGCTTCCCAATACCCGCATGGGCAGACCAAAAACAGGACCGGCGTGTCGTGCGGGTCCCGGCGTAACAGCTCGACGGTCATCTCGCCGCCGCATTCGGGACAGGTCCGGCGGATGGTAGTCATGCTCGATAGTCCTCCGCGGTGTTGATCACGACCGACACCTCCGGGAGTTCCGGGTTGCCGGCATATAACCGGGACGCCAGACGGTCGCCCATCCGGTCGGACATCGCCGCCTTGTTGAGATTGGTCGCCAAGACCATCCAGCCGCCGGAGTTATGCCGTTCCTGGACTAACGTCGTCAGTTGCTCTCGCGCCCAGTCGGTCGTGGACTCCATGCCGATGTCGTCCAGGAGAACGGTGTCCCGGCGTTGATACCACGCCATCAGGTCGTGGAGATCGTCCCCGGAGTCGGAATCGTAGGTGTGCCGAAGCCGGTTTAGAAATCTTGGACTCAGGTCGTAACGGACGGTCCGCCCGGATTCCAGGGCTTGGCGTCCGATGGATTCCAGGAGGTGGGATTTACCCGTCCCGGTCTGGCCCACCAGTACCAACATCCTCGGCCCCTGTCGGTCGGCGAACTTTCGGGCCGCGGCCAGCATGTCGTCGGTGCCCGGACGGGCCCGGAAGTTTTCAAACGTCCTCGTTGTCCCGCCGGTCGGGAGCGCGGCCTGGGCGTGGCGAAGTTCTTCGTCCCGGCGTTGTTGTTCCTCCCGGCCCCGACATTTGCACTGGGCTTGCTGGAATATTCTCTTTGTCGGGTCACGGTCGAGAAGGATGCGCCGGACATCGGGATGGGTGATGTCGAAATACCCGCACACCGGACACTGGGAATCGTTGGGGAGCGGTTCGCCGGCAGACCGGACCCGTTTGAAGATGTCTCTCAGCGGTTCCATCGCGCCCGAGACCTTGACCGGCTTGGGGTAGGCGTGGAAGTCGGTGTCTCCCGGTTGGAGTACGTCGGGCGGTATCGTCATGGTTTATCCTCTCGCCTTCCGGGCGTCTTGCTCGGCCTTCATCGCCACGAAGTCCTGGGAGTTGACCGAGAAGACCTTGGATGGCGGACTCGACCGCGGAGATATGGCATCCCTTCGCGCCCAGTTCTGGAATGTCGCCCACGGATCGCGGCCCTTATTTTTGGGTTGGGCGATAAATGCCTTAACTCCGTAAGCGGTGACCTCGGCCAGGTCGGCGGTTATGCCTTTCTTGGATAACCACGCCTCGGCGTCGGCCAGAGAGGTTGTAAACCTTGGGAGTCCTGATAAGACATCGAACCAATCGGGCGATGGGTCCGACGGCAAGTCGGACATCTCCTCTGACGGTTCTTCTGATGATTCTTTGATGATTACTGATGGTTCGGGTGACATAGCTATGTCACCCTTTAGCGTCTCCGGTGTCACCCTTTGTGTCTCAGATGTCACCCTTTCCGCGTCCTGGGTGACACCCTTTATATCCGCCTCGCCGTCAATGGGTGTCATATTGTCACCCTTTATATCCGCCAATATCTGGCGTTCTGTTCTCGGTCGGAAGGGCGGTTTCTGCTTGCCGGCGGATGGGTCGAGTCTATAGACGACGGTGTTATGCCGACCGCCAGCCACCGACCCGGTGGGGATCGCCAGCTTTTGGTCCCGGAGGTCTTTGAGGGTCCGCTGGACCTGGCGGACTCCGTACCCCGTCTTCCACGCCAACCGGCCAACGCTTGGATAGCAATAACCGTCGTCGTCGGCGTGGTCTGCCAATGCCAGGAATATCGATTGGGCGTTATGCGGTAAATCCAGTTCCCAGACCTGGGACATTATCTTGACGCTCATCCCGTCGTCCTCCCCTCCCGTTAGATAACTCTCGGAGTGGGCCGATAAGCTCGGCCCAGACCGGCAATCGTCTAGCGTTCCGGCTTCTCGTCCCTCCGTCGCGCCCAGTCCTTGAGATATGCCTGGAAGTCGTCCACCACATCCTCGGAGCGGTCATAGTCCACAGCGGCCTGGTCGAGGATGTCGAACAACGCCAGCATCAGGTCGATGTGGTCGTCGAAGACGTAACCGGGCCGCGTGGACGTTCTAGCGTTGGCTTGCATCGAATACCCTCCAGCCTTCCCGATTCTCGACGCAGTACGAATCCTCCTCGTCGTCGCCCTGTTTCGGGAGTATGTGTCCCCAGTTGCCCGTCTTGCTTTGCCGCCGTTCCTGGTCGTGTTGGTAGCAGTAATGGAGCGGGGCCACCGGAGCCTGGTTGACGTTGCGATAAATCCAGTCCCGGCATTCTAGGAGCCAGGACGTATAATCACGGCCCTCCGGGACCGGCCAAATCTCGTACATAATCGCATCGTTGGCGTGATTCTGGCATTGGCCCAACGCCGCCGGGTTGGGAGGCGGTTCCATGTTGGGCGCCGGAGTCCGGGCCGGTGGCGCCGGGGCCGGGTTGGGTTTCGGCGGGGCTTGGACTGGCGGCGCCTCGTCGGACGCTACCCTCTCCCCATCTTCGGCGATCCATGTCGGCTCGATGGACACCATGTCCCAGAAGTAGTCGGTCGAATATCTGCCGTCTTTGTTGGCTTTGAGGTTGCCTTGATTGATGGTGATGATGGCGGTCTCGCCCACCTCAAAGCCCTGGACGGTCTCCCAGTCCTGACCGTATAGGGTCAAGTCGAACTTGGAGCCGGGGAGCTTCCAGTCCACCACCATCGCCCAGCCGTCCCGGTTCTGCTGTTTGCCCTTGGACTTCACCTCGGCGGTGAAGTGATATTGACTCTCGATGGCGGTGGTCATCTGACCTCCCTCCGGGCGAACTTCAGCCGACCTCGACTCTCCATCCGGGCGTTCTCAACTATGCGGAGAGCTTCGGCACCGTACTTGACCGCCAGACTCTTGACGGTCGCGGTCGTCCATTTGTCCTCGATCTTGACCTCGTCGGTGTGGGCCGGAGTCAGGCATTTCTTGAGGTCAACTTCGTTGAAGATTTCCTTCAGCGGCCCGAAGGATGGCTGGTCGTATTTGAAGCCGGTCTCCATCTCGCAGATGTAAGTCTCGGACGGGATGGAGGTCGCTTTCTTCTCCTCCATCCGGCGATAGGCTTCTTGCTCCAGACGACCGAGGACGCCTTTAATGACCTCCAACTCCTCGCTGACCTTCTCCATCTCAGACAACAACGCATCATCCAAGAGGAAGTAATGGTCCGGTATAGCCTCGACCATTGCCCTTAATTCTTTGCCCATGCGGTCCTCTCCTTCTGGGCGATGTACGCCGCGAGGGCTATCGCCAGGTCTTTAACTTTGACGATCGGCATCGTCTGCATAGTTCCACCTCCTGATATATCTCCGCTTTCCGATGCGGTCATTCGGGCAGTTTCTCCAGGATGGTCAGCCTTCCGTCCGCGTTACGTCCGCAAGTCTTCCAACCGGCCACCTTGAAGCAATACCCTGGATTGACGCTCTCGACTTTAGAATCCCAAACATAAGTAAATAGGCGGATTCCCGGCCACCGTTGCCATGCCAGTTCCTCGGCCTCAAGTATCAACTCGCTGGACAGGACTGGGCCTTCGTTCCGGAATACTGAACACATCAGACCCAATTGGTTGCCAAAATATGTGGACGTTTTCTCTCCAACCGCCAGACCGCGTTTGGTGCGGCGTTTATCAGGCCGCGCTAATTGTGATATGCGTTCTTCCGGAGCGCGGATGATGCGCCATGCCCATAATGCCTTGCAATCAACCGTCAAGAGAATCATCCGTTCACTGGGGCCAACGATGCCATTCCTGGCGTGGTCATGATGCAATCGGTCTTGGGCTGAATAGTGGCGCCTGTATAGGGCCACAACTCTCGGGTCTGCCGCATGGCTTCCAATCCAATGCCCATTGATACCGAGGCCGGTCATAATAATGTCCCTTGCCGGTCGGTCGGCCACCATGTCACTTGAGGACGGCCCTGGAATTGACGGGCCATCCCGACGCCGACCTTCCCGGCGGCTTTGAGGTCTGATAATCTCCGCTGGGCCGGGACATGGCCGAGGCCGGTCAGTTCTCCGATCTCCCCAGCCGTCAGGCCGGGACGGGTCAGGACAACGTCGAGGCACCTCTCGGCCTGGGTCCGGCGCCGACCGGAGTCGGTGACCTCTCCCGCGCCGGCATGGGAAGTCCACGGGTCGGTCGTCCGGGCGATGGGCGTGGTCATGCGGTCGGCATCCACATCAGGGCCGCGGACCCGCATCTCCCGCAATAAAGCGGGATGTCGATGGGTATCAGCCGGATAACGACCTTGCCGCAGTCCAGGCACTCGACCCGATGCATCCGCAAGGTCATCTAAGACCGGACCAGCCGGTAGCTGGCGACATCGATCTCCAGATCACGACACCAATTCTTGAATGTTCCGATGCTGACTCCCAGGTCCGCCGCGATCAAAACATCGGAGTTCCGGCGTCCCCGGTATTGCTCCAGAGACGAGATCAGGATGTCTTTGATCTCCCGGTGGCGCTGGAGTTCTAACAGCTCCATCGTCGGTGTTTTCATGGGTCTCCCTTACACTAGATAAAATATCGTGCCTGTATTGTATCAATATGCGGTCGGTATTGTCAATTGATACAAGACATGTATCAAGGATTATTCAGTCTTAAAAGAATAGCCCCCGGCTGGGCCGAGGGCTTGGTCGCGGTGGGCGGGGAGTCCTTTAGCTATACATAGTTTGCCAATCCCTTGGCTTCCTCCAGGTCGTGGTCCCAATCTAGCAAGAGGTTGACCGCCTCCTGCTCGGTCATGGTGTTGGTCGCCCGGTGGTCGTGGGCTACTCCGTTGCGAGGGCCGCAATTATTCCCACCGCATACCCGCGAGATCGTGATGCGCCAGGTGCCATTCTTTTGGCGGACTAGAGTTCCTTGTTCAAACTCCGAATACCTGTGGTCCCACCGGGTCCGCTCTCCGTAGGCTTGCTCAGTCATCATCTCCTCCTTCTCCTTTTGGGAATAGCTTTCCAGAGATTGGGTCTGCCACCACTGGCATCAACATGTATGTGTTCCCCGGATGCATGTCGATTAGTCGGGCGCGCATCTCTACCGCCTTGTCCCAGTCAAAGTAATTACCTTCGGGTATTTCGTGCGAAGATAACCAGACCTCGAAAGGGAACCAGACCGGGACAAACACATCAACCTTTGAGTATTTGACCACCAGCATATATCTCTCAGGTGCCATCTCTATACCTCCGCTGCCAGGGCGGCGTCAATGTTGGGATATATGCTGAATCCGGACGACCTGGTGACTATGACCTGTCCCCACTGCGGCGTCAGGTCGGTGACGAACCACCAGGTCGTCCCATCCGCCTCGGTGTATGCCGCGCCCGACTCCAGCCGCTTCCGGATATTGGTCGCCTTCCGTTTACGGCTCACCCAGAGCGCCGCCTTCTGGCGTGGCCTTCCCTTCGCTCCGGGGATGGTCGTGGCGAGTCCTAACTCCTTGAGTATCTGGTAGACCCTCCCACTCGTTACGCCGACCATCCGCGCTATCTGGACGGCGTGGGCGTTGGGTTGCTCGGTCCGTATCTGAAGCACCTTGTCGCGGGTTGTCATTACGCCTCCGGGCCGTCGTTGACGTATGCCAGAGTCAGCATCCCGTCCGCGAAGGCTTGGGCTATCTGCCGGGCCAGTTGGCCTTCCGAGCTTCCGGTATGTAGGCTCAGACCGACCATCGGAGCGCCCACGCTGTTGACGGAGTCCTCCACCTCGATCTTGTAGAAGGGCGCCGGCATCTCGATGACCCAGACCGTCGCCGGCTGGCCGTCCCCGCTGGTCTTGGGATAATGCTGGAGTTCTTGCCATTCTCGCCGTTGGAATAGTTCCGTTGCCATTATTCCGCCTCCTGTATCTCGGCCAGGATGCCGACCAGGTCCAGAGGGTCGATGCCCAACCGCTCGGCCATGTCCCGATGGTTCTGGCAGATGGTCAGGTTGTCGCAATCGCATTCCACCTCCAGCCATTCCCAGGACTCCAGCATCCGGTCTCGGATCGTGTTGTCCATCTCGTTTCCTCCTCCTTGTTGGCCGGACTTGCCACCGGCTCTTGTGGGTTACGGCCCCGAAGGGGCTGGCTCACCGTGGCTACTTGCTTTACATACTGCCGATCAGGTCGCCATCCTCGTCGCGGATTACTATGAAGCTCCAGCCGGTGCCCTTGGAGTCGTGGATGGCCTCGTAGGTCCAGTCGGAGTCGCCAGCCTGGAGAATCCGGGCCTGGGCTTCAGCGTCCTCGGGGCTGTACAGGGTGGCGGGGCGGTTGTTGATCATCATCTCGTTTCCTCCTCCTATATTTGGCCGGACTTGCCACCGGCCTTGCGGGTTACGGCCCCGAAGGGCTGGCTCACCGGGTTAATTTTGGCCTATACGGTAGAAGCACCAGATACAGAGGCAGGGGACCGGCATATGATTCGGGATAGGGCCGGTGCAACGTGGGCAGGTCCTCGTGGTTTCCTTGGTGGTCCGCTTGCTGTTATTCATCTCGTTTCCTCCTCTCTTGCTTGACTATGTATATTATAAGCGACGCCGCTATAAACTGTCAAGCGTTTATTATACCGATTCGCAAAACTCGTTGATATTGGATGACGCCAAATAGCAACGACCCCGGCAGGTGTCGAGTCCGCCGGGGCCGCTACGAGGAGGTGGAGGTGAGATGAAATTCTAGTTAGGCGTTGGCGTGGTCTTCCAGGTGCCGGACCAGGTTGCCGCGGAGGTCGCGGACATCGGTCTTGATCTCCCCGATGTCGTCCCGAAGGCCGTCCAGCTTGGCGACCACGACCTGGTAACGACCGTTGCTTCCGTTCCCATGCCGGCGAGAGATTATGGCCCAGGCCACGACGACGACCAGGACTCCGATGGGGCCGACTATCTCGGCCAAGCCAGCCAGGTCTTCCATCTAGGACTCCGGCTCCGCGAATGTGATGGCGGCGTCCCTGGTCTCCAGGAGTTGTTCGCAACAATCGTCGCACGTTTTGCAAAGGGCTTCCAGGTCGGCCTGGGCCTGGACGATGGTTTCATGGTCGGAGACCCGGCCAGCATCGTCCCGACTGTGCATCTCCTGGAACTTCAAGACATGCCGGAAAGCCTCCGTCGTCGCGTATTCGCTCCCGAATAACTTGATGCCCTTCTCAAATACGAAGTCAGTCTCGGCCTGTTTGGCCGTCCGGTGGTTATCGACGGCGGTCCCACATGCGGCGACTTTTGTGAGGTCGATCCGTAGCGGTTTGCTGGCTCCGATAGGGTTGTAAAACTCCTCGACGCACCCAATCCGGTCTGGGGCCGTTTGGTCATTAAATGTGGCGATTATTAGGTCATTCCCGATTAATAACTCTAATGCCCCGCCCCCTGTTGTTACCCCTAACACTGTGCCAGCTAGAACCTGGTCATCCGGTCTTGGCTCGTCAGTCTCTACATCTGTCGGTATCGCCCAGTCGGTCTTGGCGTAGAATAACCGGCGGCATTTGCCTTGCATCTCTATTTGTCGGTTGTGTGCCATTTAAGCATCATCCTCCACTCCATGCACTTGAAAAAGGAAATCTGTAGGGAGTGCCTCCGCGACATGGATTTGGACAGTATCTCCGGTGGCTAGATAATAATCGTGCGGTAATGGGGTTATCCACCACATTTGTGGTTGATTCGTATTGGTCGTGAGATAGACCTGGTCAGCTTCTATTTGCACTCCTATATTGTCACTGGTAAAACTGAGCGCAGGGTCCGGAGTGGCTTGGGCGTTAATCCCGGTCCACATATCCTGAGTGGCCGCCGCTGGGATGTGAATTGTATTCTCGGTGCCAGGGCTGCCTATTTTGACGTTGAACTGGTATTTCGTGCTAGAATGAGCCTCCACGACCCACAGGACTCGTATTCTGGATGCCTTGTCAGCCGGAACTGTATAAACCGTTGTGGTGACCCCTACAGTACCCACCGTTGATTCCCCGAGTATTCCAATTTTAGCCGCCATGATTTCTCCTGTTTAATCGGGTCCGCTTTGATATGCGATGACTTTAGCCGGCGAAGCCCCGCCTCCAGCGGCGGCGATCGAGATCGTCCCATCGCCGTTTGTGATAGTTATGTTATCCCCGCCGGTCAGAGTTGCGACGGCTGGGCCACTGGAGCCACCTATCAATACCTGGCCGCTGCTCGTCATCGCCGCCGCCGCCACGGTATCCGTCCCGCTATCCTGGGTTATCAAGACGGCTTTGTCGGTCAGGGAGGTCACGTTGGTGCCACCGTTGGCGACCGGCAATGTCCCGCTGACTCCGGTGGCTAAGGCGACCTCGTTCCAGGCTGGGATATTGCTCGTTCCAGTATTTGCAAGGTATTGGGTCGAAGTCGTGGACTTGGCTAACCTTGCCGGCGTGTTGGCTCCGCTGGCATAGATTATGTCACCCGCCGTTGTCATCACCGCCGGAGCGGTCACGTTGAGGTTATCTCTCAGATGCGTGTTGAGATCAGCCGCCAAAACGACGTAGCCAGATGCCCAAGTTTTCGGAGTCGTCCAGGCCATTCTAAGCTCCTATATCGTGGTCGGTATTTTCCTGTTTCAGCATCACCACGGTCTCCCCTGGTTCCCAGTTCCGGTTGACCGCCTCGGCTGGGTTGCGCCCGTTTATGGGCCGCTTGAGTAGTTCAGCCTCGATGGCCTTACGGTTGGACGGGATGGTCACCGCGAACCACTTCCCCTCGTTGGCGGCGTTCCCACATTCCACGCACATGAAGACCGGCTGGGAGAGGTCAACGACGAGGGCGCTATTACAGCCGCCGCAATCGACCAGCCACCGGCCATGATTTATCCGGGCCGCAACCTCTCCGGAGGAGTTGTCCTCGGTCGGGTCCGGTAGTGGGCCGAAGCCCATCCTCATATACATCCCCCGGACCATAACCAGATACTCCTCCGGTTGGAGGTCTTGGTGCTGGACTATATAGTCGTCTGCCATCAGTACGCCAGCCTGGTTTGAGTTCCGAGGGCCGAGGTATTCAAGACCCAAAAATCACTGAATTGGAGGGCGTCCGACAGGAGGTATGTGACCTTGTGGAGCCGGTTCGCGTCGATCTGGTGACTGACCGCCTCGATGAAGAAATCCCGGTTGATGCTCAGGTCGGCGGTATTATCGGCGACCACGGTCACCCGCTCCGATATATCCCGGTCGAGCATCTCATTCACGGAATTATTGTCACGGTTTGCGAAAAATGAAAGCTGGAGGACGGCGGTCGGGTCTTTGTAGATCGAGAGGTTATAATCGGCCCAGTCCAATGCCTCGCCGCTGTCCGGGATAAATTTTGTCTTGCTAGGCCAAGTTCTTTTGCCGAAGGCGGTCTGGGAAGTGGCGTCTTCCTGTTTGATGGAGGCCGGGTCGTCTGCCGTGATGGCCGTTCCTCTGGCCTGGAGTTTGGTGATGTAAGCGGTGGCCGAGGTATTATTGGTCAGGGTTATGTCCATCGTCTCTGAGGACTTGGAGACCGAGATGCCGATGGATGCCGTCACGTTAGTCCCGGAGCCGTCCGCCGCCGTATTCCCCAGCATATCGGTGGTTGCCGCCGTAGTCGTCCACAATGCGACGCCCCTGGCGTTGTTGGCCGACGCCGAGGTCGGATACCGGGCGATATACGTCCGGGCCACGCCGGGAGCGATGGATGGGGAGCTGGCGCCGGTCTCCGAAAGCGTCCAGAGTACCGCCACGCTGGCGGTCGTGTAGGTCTGGACATCACTCTCAAATATATTGAATATATGGGGGAGCGGGTCGTCCATGATGAGGCCGGAATATACTCTGGCGGCCCCGGAGGCGTCCGAGTAGGTCGCCTGAGAGGTCAGACCCACGCCGGCCAATCTATGGTGGCGGTTGTCGAATACGATTTGCCCCGATTTTGACTCCCTGACGAACCCTCCCTCGGTTGACTCAATTTCCTGAAGGGCCGGGACGGTATAGGTGGCCGACTTCCAATAACGAGTAATGGTCGTCTTGCCGGTGTCCAGGGTCCGGTAACTACTCCCGGCGCCCCAGCCGGCGGCGTCCAGGATGTCGTCCACGACCTGGTCCGTCCTCTGGGAGGTGACCATGGCGACTTCGATTTGGTCTAGATTTACCTGGCCGAGCGGCCCGGTGCATTCAAGGATCGCAATCGCATCCCCGCCCAGGAATACCTGGGGAGTTATCCGGACGAGGTATCCCTGCCATATCGCCTGGTCGGACTGGGTGGTCGATGTCCCCAAAAGCCGGACGGGACGGCCTGGGAGGATATTCCCATAGATGGGCGAGTCGGCATTAAACTGGTTGTAATCCCCGGACCGGTTGTCCAACGTGGCCCGGAGCGTCCCGGCCTTGGACTTGCCCGTCAGTTGGGACGCCCGGTCCCGACCGAATGAACAAGTGATACCGCGGACCCGGCCCATGTCTATGGTGGCCCCTGTCCCAGTCCAGGAGCCATCATTTGCCCAGTCCACCTGGAGCTTATAACTAGCCACGACCATTATGCCCTCGCCAGTACGCCGGAGAATCCACCGCCCAGGACGGCATCCCTGATGACGCTGGTCACCTTTTGCTGGAAGTCATCGAAGCCGTTTACGTCCCCATTTATCACCAGATTGATCGTCATGCCGGCGCCGCCGCCTTTCAATGGCGCAACCGAAGCCCCTCTCGGCAGGGAGAGCAATTCCGGGCCGCGTTCTCCCACGATCGCCGAACCGCTTTGGGTTATCACCCCGCCAGCCGCTAACCCCGGAATGGGGTCTATTTTCGGGATTCCGAACCGTCCGGGAAGTTTATCTACTATGGCGTTGATCCTCCGAATCCAGACATTGAGGCCATCAACCATGGAATTCAAAATGCCTTTAATTACGGGCATGATGGCCTTGCCTTTGATAAAGTCCACTATGGCATTCCAGATGCCCATGATACGAGTCTTGAAGTTCTCGAATGTCCCGACCAGGGCATCGGTCACTGTCGTGAAAGTGGACTTGATGCCGCCCCATATCTCGTCCCAGTTATCTTTCAAAAACAAGATAGCTTTGACCAACGGACCCGCCGGGAGAAGCCATCCCAGCTTTGAGTTGTAGAGGCTCGTGATCTTGGTAAAGACCGTCTGGATCGTCTCCTGGATAAAAGCGAATATCTCGCCCCAGTTCTTCTTCAGAAACAGGATGCCCTTGACGAGCGGCCCCGCCGGGAGGAGCCAGCCAAGCTTGGAGTTGTACAATTCGGTAATCTTGCCGATGACTTTCTTCACGATCTCAGAGATGAAGTTAAATACCTTCTCAAAAGTCACCCGGAGGGCGTTGACGATGGTGTCCCAGTTCTGCCAAATCAGAATCCCGGCAGTGATGGCCGCGGCGATCCCCACGACCGCAAGGGTCACCGGGAGCATGGATAAACTGAGCGAACCGAAGGCCACGCTGAGTATCCCGATTGCCGCCGCCATCGTTGGCAGTAGTAACAGAAGCGGTCCGACTACCAGGGCCACCGCTCCCAAGGCCGCGACCACTATCATCAAGACCTTGGTCAACTGGGGATGCTCGGTGGAGAAGGCGATCAGCTTGGTCGTGACTTTCTCCAGGATGACCGCCATCGAGGTTAACGCTGGCATCAATGCCTTGCCGAACTCTTGCTGGAGGTCACCCACCCGGTTCTTGAGTTGGACCATCGGGTCCGCCGCCGCCTCGGCTTGTCCCCCGAATTTAGCCATGATGGCCGCGATAACCTCGGTGGCCCCGGCACCCTTCTCCACCTCGATGCCGTAACGCTTGAGCGCGGAGGTCTCGCCGCCGATGGCCCTCGCCACCAGGGTCGAGGCCGCGCCCAGGTCCATCCCCTTCCCAGCCGCCAGGTCGAGGACCGCCGGAAGCGCCGCCATCGCGGACTCGTAGTCCCCGGAGACACTGATCAAGCCCATCAAGGCGTCCCGCTGGGCCTCGTCCCCGAAGTTGGTCTTATTCTGTTGGGCGGCGATGACCCGCTCGATGGCCGCGGCCTGGGCATCGTAGGATGTCCCCACGTTCTTGAGGGCTACATCCAACTGGGCGATGCCGATGGCCTCCTCCTGGGCGGACTTGACCGCAGAGACGCCAAGCGCGGTTATCCCGGCGCCGATCGCCGAGAGGCCGATGCCGATGGCCTTGCGGTGTTTCTTGATGCCGTCCGCCATCTTCCCAAAGGCCGACTGAGTCTTCTTGAATCCCGCCTCGGCGTTCTTCGGGTCCGCGGTTATCTGTATCTCGACCTGGTTAGCCATCGCCCTCTGGTTGTCCTTCCTGTACTATCGCCACCATGCGGAGGATCGTTACGTCCTCGGCCATCAACTGGGATGGAAGGCATGAATACCTCTGGCAGAGGCCGTCTATCAACTCGGCCTCCTCCAGTTCCCAAGGTTTGGTTATCATTCGCCCGTCGCGGTCGATGCCGCCGCCAACGTGCTTAAATCGCCGGATGGCGGTTCCAAAGGGACCGGCACCGCCGACACCGCCTCGATCCAATGTTGGACGATAAGCATGGCCAGACTGAGCGGGATCTGGAGCATCCCGTCCCCGGTCGCCGGGACCGGCGCCCCGGATGCGTCCTCCAGGTTCCACTCCATCAAGACTTCACTCCCGAATAGCTCGGCCATCTTGGCCTGGTCGTCACCCTCGGCGGCTTCCCGGAGGGCGATATAGTGGGCAAAGCTGACGTTGAGCTTGACCCATATCTCGGCCCCGTCGTAGTCCGTCCCGCTAAATGTTATGTGGGCGGTCTGGTCCGGGATGCGAAAGCCCTTCTTGGTCTGGGCCGTTGTCCCGTTAATAGCGACCATTTACGCCCACGTTGGGACAACGCCGCCGGCAAGGGCGCCCGGAGCCGACCAGGTCAACTCCCCGGATGCCGACCGGCTCAACGCATAGTCCGTATAGAACAACTCACCCGGCAAGGTCTGGCCGGAGACCGCCAGGGTGGTCGTCCGCGCCACGCTGGTCGATGAGACCGTCTTGAATACATCGTGGCTCATATTCGACGCATCGTTGAAGACGCCCGAGATTGCCACCGTGAAGTCCGCCAAAAGTAGCAGACGTTCCCTGGCCGACTTGTCCAGCCCGGTGATGTCTTGCTCCTCCCTCGGCGTGGCGATGTCGATCGAGGTTATGTCGTTTGAGATCGTCCGGGCCGACCCGCCCGAATCGTCGATGATCGCGCTCATTCCTAGTCCTGATTCTTTAGCCATTTACACTCCTCCGATATTGGTGGTCGTTCCAGTTGTCCATAAATTCCAGCGGCTCCATGACCCGGTTGTCCCTGGTCAATATCGGGTCTCGCTCGACCGCTACCCTATGCCCTCCACCCTGGCCGGTGAAGCACTCCTGTCCCGGCGTGAAGGTGAATATAATCAATCCATCCTCGCGCTCCTCCCTGAAGCCCATATTCGACCGGCGGACCATCTCTATATTTGCTATATCGTCCGCCGGCAAGATCGTCTTCCAGCCCACCGCGTAATTGACGCATCCGATCTCCAGACAGCTCACCTCCCGCCAGTGGTCCCTCGGGCGGTTGAGGACGTAATGGGTCAATAACCCTCGGCTAGTCATTCCTTGTCCTCGTCCGTCCCAGAGTCGATTATCCGGAGGCTAACGCCGCCCAAGAACCCAAACAGGCCGCCGATAAGAGCCGTTAAAATCTCGGTGGCTCCCATACGCCACCCGAAATAGCCGAAAACTATCGAACACACCGAAGCCGATATGATCGCGGCCAATATCTGGGGCCGGAGGGCGGTCATCCTCATAACCGTACCCAGTAAAGCCCGGTGTCCGATTGATACATGGCTTGCTCTCTAACTCGGCAGATGCGGCAGACCCGGACGGACCACTCCTCCGGAAGCTGCCGCCACCAGTGTCGGTTGAACCAGCACATCAATAAGCCTTCGCCAGGAAGCGCCGGCAGTCCCGGCAATATGGCTCCGAGTTCTGGTTGGCCGGGTTGACGCCCCAGGTCTCCCGACCGTGAAAGCCGATATAGCAAGCGGCGAGTCTTACCAGCCGCCGCGGCCCCTCGTATAACCACACCAGCATAGAGACAAAACCGATGATGGCTACCATACCGGCCAGAACGCTCAGGGCTAGGAATCGCATAAGACACCCACGCCGTAAGCCAGACCGACCAGGAAGATCAGCCCGGTAAACATGAGGATACCGATGGCCCAGAATACGGTGGACCAATCCAGGCTGAACCCATAACGGTTAATCCTGTTCCGCATCATCACTTGCCACCGTACCCGCCATAATCTCGCCGCTCCCCGGACGGCAGGGCGCCGATCTCTCCCAGTTCCCGCAACACATCCGCGAAGCCTTCATGGTCCCCCATGATGGTCGCCATCTGGTCGTTAGCCAGAACGAGGTCGGTCTCCATCCCGCTGATCCTGTCCGAGAGGCCGTTGGTGATGGTCACCAGGTCTCCCGCCTGGTCGGTGTGGAGGTCCGTCCTTAATGTCCGCTCGTTCTCCATCCGCACATTGATGGCGGCGATGTCCTCCTGGACGGCGGATATCTGCTTGACCGCGTCGGTAACGTCATTCCGGACGGTCAAGACCCAGCCAATTATTCCTACGGCTAATAATATTAGCGGGAGGATGGCGCCGATGAGTCCGAGGTGTTTCACTATTGCACCTTGATCGGGCGGTCCTGTATCGTGTTCGTTATATTTCGGGCCGACACGCTGTCCTCAATCCGACATGAACTTGAGTCCACGCCGCTCCCGTCCCCGACGAGGTTGGAATTATTGAATGTGGCCGTTCCGATTTTAAGCCTAGAAAAATAAGCTTCGCCGTTCCACGCATCCACATTGTCCAGTATGAGATTTTGAACGAAGGCGCCGGAGTTCCCGGTTATGTGAATCTGAATCCTGTCCACGATCGACCCGTTCACTTCGTACACAGAACTTAGGCGTTCTGACTCCAGCACCATATCCGGGACCGTGTTGGAGATGGTCGCCGCCATCGTATGGCCGTCGCATAAGAGGCCAGTTACCAAGTTGGCAACGTCGGACGTTTCCATTTGAAAAGTCGGAAAGGACGAGTTGGTAACCGTTAGATTCCCCACCCATAGATACGCCGTCGCACCGGTGACCGCGTTGGTCAACGGGCTGATGTCCAGCGCCCTTGAGATGCCGGTCCGTCCCAGGTCAACGTCTTTTATCCTCAAGGTCGAGATTCTACTGCCATTTCCGAGGCGAATCGATAAGGTCTGGCTTTCCGACCCGTCCGGGTAGTCCGGGTTCTTCTTGCCCATCGTTTGAAGCCCCGCCTCGGTCACCTGATATTCGGCTGGCTCCGGCCAGTTGTAGGTCGAGGACGCCACATCCTTGATGGCGAAATAAAGCCCAACCGCCACCGCTGCAGCACTGACCACGATGGCAAATACCACGACCGTGGTCACATGACGGTTGGCGAAGCCCACCCGAAACAGTCTGAACGCCGGCAATCTGGGAGACGGGATGCGCCGGTCTCCCACCATTCGGCATATCTTTTCAAATAAGGTCATTTACCATTCTGTCCTGGTGCGCTGAATAATGACTGGAGTATGCCGGTGACCGGGATGGTCAAGATGGAGAGGGTCATTACCAAAGGTTCGACGTTGGATAAAACATGCTGACTCGTAGTTGCGCTGATGATGATGCGGCTTCCCAGGAACAACCAGGTGAAAACCACCGGCGCCGCTATCACCAGCCGGACGATATCCCCGGAGGTCATCTGTATCTTTTCGGACTTGTCGTCGGTCGCCTTTAATCGTGCTAATTCCTCCCGCGCGAGGCGTAGTTCCTCCTGGACATCGTCCGGCGTTGTCATTAGAAGGCGACATCATCCTGGCTTGTCCCCCTCCTGGTCGAGACGCAGAAGTCCAGGTTGGAGAATGTCCCGGTGGTGGTGATCCGGAGATACCGCTCCACCGCCCCGCTGACCGTCACCCGTTCCGCCGTCGGGGCCGCCGCCGCGGCGACCGCCGTGAAGGACAGGACCGTGGCGAATGCATCGCTGGACCCATTATCGCTGGACTGCTGGATGGTCACGGTCGGCGTCCCGGAGTCGATGTCGGTTATCTCCAGGTATGCCACCATGCCGGCGCTACTCGCGGCGCCGTCGTCCCGGCTGGTCGAATTGCCAGCGCTGGAGTGAGTCTCCTTGCCGGTGGTCAAAGTGTCGCACCAGTCCAGGGAGACGCCGTCCGCCTGGGTGTCGATCGTGAAGGATAACGACCCATCGGCCCCGCGGCTCGGGTCATAGTTGATCTGTTTCCCTACTAAACAAGCGGCAACGTCCCCGCGGGTCGCACCGAATGCCCAGGTCACGATCCGGTCGGTGGTCACAAGTCCCTTGAAGGCCGCGTGTTCTTGCTCGGTGGCATCGTTGAACCAGGAGGAGACCCCGAGGTTGCCGTCCGACAATCCCATCACCCGCTCATGGGCCGAGGCGTTAAGCCCGGTTATATCCAACAATTCCCGAGGACTTCCGGCGTTATCTATCGTGGCAACGTCCCCCGACAAGTCGTAACCGTGAACGAATATCTGCTGACCGAGTCCTGATTTCTTTGCCATATCCTCTCCCTATGGAGTGATGGTTACTTCTTCGTAAAGTTGGATGTCGAATGGGATGGTCGCCGTCCGGTACAAAGCCCCGCCCATGTCCAGCGTGGCGACCGTGGCCGACCCGACCGTGGAGTCGGTGCAGTTCCCGTCCAGGTTTGCGTCGGACCGGAGTTTGGTATCCACCTCAACCATCGAGTCCCAAAGTTCCAATTCGATGGACTCCCTAACGTCTGCCGACGCCTGGAGCCGGAAATAGGCCCGGACCATGATGGTCGTCGTCGAGCCGATATCCGACAATGTCTGCCAGCCGTTAGTCCGGGCCTGGACCCAGTACGCCAGGACCGGAGTCCCGGACAACGCCAGAGGCTCGGCCCGGATGACCGCGACGAATGCCGGGTCGGTGATGGTCGATAACAAGACATCGATCCTGTCCAATGCCCCGGAGCGGCTCAATCGAATGCCTCGATCAAAGCCCCGCCGATGTACTTGTGATATAGCGCGGCTTTGTCCCGGTTGATGGCGTTGGTGGCGTTCTCAAACATGTGATACATCGCCTCGACCTTCGGAGCGTAATGGACGCCGCCAGCGTCGAAGATTGCCAGATTGTCGGAGGGCTGACTGGCAGCGACCCGCCGCTTGAGGTCGCGGGTATGGGCGCCGTGTCGGTCAGCCGGTTTGGACTTCCAATACTGGGAAGCCGGTGGGCCCCAAAGTTGGTCTTTGACCTTGTTGGCCCCTTCCAAGACCGCGATATCGAATAGCCCCCGGTTGATGATGCCCTGCATAACCTTCAAGCCGGAGCCGTCAAAGACCGGGCCGGTAACCTCAAAGTGGACGCCGAATGGTTCAGCCATCAGAAGATCACTCCATTGCTAGTCCCGGTCACCCGGAAGTCCTCCAGGGTCATCAAGACCGACCGGACCTCGCCCTCGGCCACCGTCATCGACATCTCCCCGGCGCCGATGCTTCCAGCCGACCCCAGGTCTCTATTCCTGAAGGTCAGCTTGGCGATGTCCAGACAAGCCTGGACGACCAGCTCCGGGTAGTCGTACCGGGTCAGACCGGCGCCTCCGGAATGAGTGGCCGCGGTCGTGCCATTGACGCCACGCTGGACGGTCAAGGTATTCCCGCTGATGGCGGTTATGTAAAGTTGCTCGGAATCGACCAGGACGGTCTGGGCCGGCCCCAGGTCGGTCGCGCTGGTCACGCTGACGGAGGTCGCGGTCGTGGAGCCTATAGCGTCCGCCGTAGTGACGGACAACGTGTCCGCGGTATAGCCCCAACTCCCCAGGATGGACAAGGTCTGTTGGCCGGCGTCCAGGGTGTTGGAGGTGTCTTCGTTCAATTTGAAGATGGTCTTGGGCGCGGAGTTATAGGGCATCAGGAAGAAGTCGTTGGCGTAGCCCTCGGTTAAGACCGTACTGGCTCCACGGTCGGTGTCGTCATAAGCCGTCACCGTCGTCGTGGCGATAAGCCAGCCGTCCAGCGGGATGACATTTGCCAGGGAGACCGTGGTCGCGATGGCGTCCGTCCCGGCCAGGACGGCGTACTGGGGAGACTGGACCAATGACCCGGACCCGATGTCATAGAACCGGGTCTCGGTCAGCGGCCCAAACGTCCCGCCCTCGCAGTAAAGGTCGATACGCCGGGACGATGCCTCCAGGATTCGCCGGATACTCCCGGCGTCACTCGTCCACCCGGAGGAGAACGATGTCCCGGCCAGGTAGTCCCGGAGGTCGTCCGCGCTGGCGTATGTGTGGCGAGTCGCCACTATTCAGCTTCCTCGGTGACTTCCTCGGTGGCCTCATCCGCGGACTTGTCCTCGGCGGTGTCGGCCTGTTTATTCTCTGCCGTCCCGGACTGCTTGAAGTAATCGGGATTGGCTTTGAGGATCGCGGCTGGTACGTCGTATTCCACGCCGGACTGGTAGGCGATCCCGCTCCCATCAGAAAAGCTCTGGATACAAGTGACATTGGGCATGTTTGTCCTCCTTGGTTGGGGAGCGGGACCGTAGCCCCGCGCCCTATTAGCTGACCGCTGTTTAAGCGGCTCTCGGAATCTTGAAGGCGGCGGCGAGGCCGACTTGACCATCGCCTCGGCGGCTGGCATAGAAACCCACCTGATCCGTAGCCATATTCTCAAAATCGTTCCTACGGATCGTGAAACCGGCCCGATCGAAAATGTAGTACTGCCGGAAATCGCCGAAGATGGCGATCTTCTCCGTGCTTGTTATGTTGCCACCCA